GATGGATGTTCGTGAATATACTTTGTATCAAAAATGGAATGAAGTACATGAAAAATATCCAACCATTAAAAGAAACACTTTTGATGGAAGCAGTGAGATTCAGTTAGTTGATTCAAAACATGAGAATGATATTAAAGAAATTAAAGAAAACATTTGGGTACCAGAAAGTCCAGATGATTATGCCAATCTACAACCTACGATGATTTTATCCAATGGTCCTTTGGCTGACAAATGGAATACTCTTAGAACTTTCTCCTCAACAATGAAGAACAATTCTAATATTGGTCGTAATCTATATTACACGGTGATGGATAAAGTGACACAAAAGTATCTTGGTGTTATTTGTATATCGTCTGACTTCTTGGATCTCACTCCAAGAGACAATCACATTGGTTGGCCTAAGACAGTCAAGACTCAAGGCAACATGATTAACCATACGGCTATTGGTTCTACGATTGTTCCACTACAACCACTTGGTTTTAATTATATGGGTGGCAAATTACTTGCCTTATTATGTTTATCTGATACAGTACAGAATGATTGGAAAAGACAATATGAAGACACGCTTGTTGGTGTTACTACCACTTCTTTATATGGCAACACTAAAGCCGGTGGCCTTTCTCAGTATGATGGTCTTGATTACTGGAATCCTATGGGTTTCACATCTGGATCCGTAGCATTTGATCCTTCAAAACAAACTATGAAAATGGTCTTTGATTGGATTAAAGAAAACCACACACGCAAATACTTTGAGTGGTGGGAAGCCAAAAAGGAGACTGGTCTGCCTTTCAAACGTGACCATAAAAACCGTTCATTACATTTTGCTTATAGTAAATTAAAAATACCTAAAAACTTAATTCGTTGTGAACATGCTCGTGGAATTTATTTCTCTCCTTTATATAACAATACTTGTGAATATTTAAGAAAAGAAATAGGAGATGACCAATTGATTAAATCCTTTGATACGAGCGAGGAAGCTTTGACAAACATTTGGAAAACCAAGTTTGCCAAACCGAGAATAAGACAATTACAAAAGAAAAACAAAGTATCCACGGAATCTTTGTTCTATGATGACTTGATATATTTGTCTTGGGAGGAAACTAAGACAAAATATTTACCACAGGTTGGTAGATAAACAAGTATACCGCAAGGATGCTTGACAAGTGTACTATATAATTGTATAATACACACATCTCATAATGATGTGAGATTTTTTTGAAACTTTATTATTAGGAGTCCTTATGACTAAATTATCCGCAAAGCAAAAAATGTTGAACGCTCTCAAGCAATCTGAGGGATACAACACTTTCACAGTTGCTCAAGCACAACGCCGTTTCGGTATCAGCAATGTTTCTGCTCGTATCGAGGAACTTCGCAAAGAAGGTCATTGCATTTACACCAATTACAAGCGTAATACTGATGGTGTTAAAGTTGCCTCTTATCGTCTAGGCACACCAACAAAAGCTTTGGTTCAAGCTGCCGTTAGATCCGGTTACAGCTTCAATGCTTAATCCTTTGGCGTGACATTTGTGAGGAGTTCACCGAAAGGTGACTCCTTTTTTATTTTATTATGGAGTTTAGATGGAAATTTCAATCAAAAAAGAAGACCTACAAACAAAAAGTATCTTTGTAGCTACTCCAATGTACGGTGGTATGAACCACGGTCTCTATGCAAAGGCCTGTCTAGACTTACAAGCACTTTGTATTCAATACGGAGTGAACATCAAATTCTCATTCCTATTCAACGAATCTCTTATCACAAGAGCTCGTAACTACCTTGTGGACGAATTCTTACATCGTTCAGATTGTACTCATCTATTGTTTTTGGATTCAGACATTCACTTTGATCCAAGAGATGTTATTGCTATGTTAGCACTCGACAAAGATGTTATTGGTGGTCCTTATCCTAAGAAAGCCATCAAGTGGAGATCAGTCAAGAAAGCTATTGAAAAGAATCCAGATATTGATCCACAAACTCTAGAAAAAGTGACCGGTGATTATGTGTTTAATCCTGTTAAAGGTACAGCACAATTTACTGTTACAGAACCCCTAGAAGTTATGGAAATCGGTACTGGTTACATGATGGTAAATCGTGATGTATTCCCTAGAATGGAAGAAGCATATCCGATGATTCGATACAAACCAGATCACGTTGGTCAAGCCAACTTTGATGGTTCACGTTACATTCATGCTTTCTTTGATACAGTTATTGATTCTGTTGATTCAATTACAGGTGGTGGTTCTGAACGTTATCTAAGTGAAGATTATATGTTCTGCCAAATGTTCCGTAAAATTGGTGGACAAATCTACTTGTGTCCATGGATGAGAACAGATCACATTGGCACATATCACTTTAAAGGAGATATGCCTGCTGTCGCTAATTTTGTTGGAGAAATGTGATGGAGAAAGGTCGTAAATTTGACGGTGGTAAGTTAGAATACGGCCTTTTACCTCCTTTAGCATTAAAGGCTACAGTAGATGTATTGACCTTTGGTGCTCAAAAGTATGAGAGAGATAATTGGAAAAAAGTGCCAGATTCCAAACGTAGATATTTTGATGCTTTGCAAAGACATATTTGGGCTTGGAAAGAAGGCGAACAAATTGATACAGAATCTGGTAAACATCACTTGGCCCACGCCATGTGTTGCTTGATGTTTTTGTATGAACATGATATAATGTATTCTTTAAATGATGGAGATGTGAAATGAAACTTAACAATGATACCCTAACAGTACTGAAGAACTTTTCTGCCATTAATGGCAACCTAGAGTTCAAAGCTGGTAAAGAAATTAAAACAATTTCTACTACTAAAACCGTGATGGCAAAAGCCACACTAACAGATGAATTCCCACAAGACTTCTGTGTGTATGACTTGAACCAGTTCTTATCGGTTTATTCTCTACACAAAGATTCCGATATTGACTTTGATGATGTCAATGTTATCTTTAAGAGTGGTCGTTCTAAAATCAAGTATCGTAAGGCTGATAAGATTAATATCGTAACAGCACCAGATAGAGATTTGGTTTTGCCTTCTGTTGAAGTATCCTTCACGTTGTCGGAAACAGACCTGGCTGATTTGCTAAAGAGTGCTTCTGTTCTACAATCACAACATATTATTGTTGAATCTGATGGTGCAAAGGTACATATTACGGCTTGTTCTATTCAACAAAACGGACAACATTCAGAGAACACCAATTCTATTGAAGTTGGTGATGGTAATGGAAGTGTTTATTCTGCCACATTCTTGACTGAAAACTTCAAGATGATTCCTGGTTCATACGATGTGGAAATTTCATCCAAAGGTATGGCATCATTCAAAAATACTAAGCAACCAATTCAATATTGGATTGCCATTGAAGCTAAACACTCTACGTTTGCTTAATTTGATTTTTTATATTATGGAGTATTTGAATGGACCAACATATTTTGTGGGTAGAGAAGTACCGCCCAGCTAAAGTTGAAGATTGTATTTTACCTGAAGCAATCAAAACAACGTTTCAGGAATATGTAAACAGAAAAGAAATACCAAACTTGCTGCTCTCCGGATCAGCAGGTGTTGGTAAGACTACGATTGCCAAAGCCTTGTGTGAAGAAGTTGGTTGTGATTACCTAGTCATCAATGGTTCTGACGAGAATGGTGTTGATACCATTCGAGTCAAAATCAAGAGTTATGCTTCTTCAATGTCACTTCTAGGTGGCAGAAAAGTTATCATCATTGACGAGGCTGATTATCTAACAACCAATGCACAGGCTATTCTGAGAGCTTCTATTGAAGAATTCTCTGGCAATTGTTCTTTCATATTCACCTGTAACTTCAAGAATCGTATTATTGATCCGATACACTCAAGGTGTACTGTTGTTGACTTTAAAATCAATGGCAGTAAAGCCAAGATGGCATCAGCATTCTTTAAACGTGTTGAGTGGATTCTAGAACAAGAAAACATTCCTTACGAAAAAGAAGTAGTTGCAGCCATTATCACCAAGTATTTCCCTGATAATCGTAGGGTTCTTAATGAACTACAAAGATATTCTGTTGGTGGTTCTATTGACAAAGGTCTTTTGGCATCGGTTTCCGATGTTCAATTGACTGAGTTAATTAACTCACTAAAGGTCAAAGACTTTGCTGGTGCTCGTAAATGGGTCACCAACAATCTGGATAACGATCCAGTTCGTATCTTTAGAACAATGTATGACAAACTATATGAGGTGTTGAAACCCAACTCTGTACCTCAAATGGTTCTTATTCTTGCCAAGTATCAATATCAGGCAGCCTTTGCCGCTGACCATGAGATTAATCTAATGGCTTGTCTTACAGAAATCATGGTGGATTGTGAGTTTAAATGAGTCCATTCGATTATGTAGACTTAATTCTACACAAAAAGAAAGAAGACGATGACCTAGAATTTGGAGATTATGCTCCTTTTCTGGTGAATCGTTCTTTATCCTATCACTTGGATTGTATTCTCTATGTCAATGAGATGAATATCAAACCTAATATTGATAAAGACCTTCAATACCGCTATCTTCTAAATAGTATTAGACCAATGAAACGGAAGTTCGAGCCGTGGCAGAAATCATTGGTGGACAAAGATATCCAGTGTGTTAAAGAGTTTTTTGGTTACAATAACCAGAAAGCTAAAGATGCGTTGAGTATTTTAACCGATGAACAAATCGCTGATATAAAAATAAGAATAGACAAAGGCGGAGTGAAGAAGTTATGATTGATATAAAAGATTTGGTTGAAATTACCTTAGGTCAGGAAGATGACTTTCTTAAGGTGAGAGAAACATTAACAAGGATTGGTGTAGCCTCAAAGAAAGATAGAACACTATACCAGTCTTGCCATATTCTCCATAAAAAAGGACAATATTATGTGGTTCATTTCAAGGAACTATTTGCACTTGATGGCAAACCCACCGACATTACCGAAAACGACCTATCTCGTAGGAATGCTATTGTTAAGTTATTGGAGGATTGGGAACTGGTTAAAGTTGTTCGGAAAGAACAAATAGAGACACCAGCCCCTATTTTCTTGTCACAGATTAAGATTCTGTCACACAAGGAAAAGAAAGATTGGCAACTTGTACCGAAATATAATATCGGTAAGAAGCCTCAATCAGTATAAATACTAATATGATTATGTGCCGTGCTCTCTGAGGCGGCAATTTTTTAAACTTGCTTATTTAAGGAGTCTATTATGACAAGCTTACTATTTCCAAAATTGGATAACCTATACGCCAACATGATTGGGTTTGATGAGACTATTGGTATGTTAAAGGCAGCCGCCAATGACGTAGCCAAATATGCTCCAACTTACCCACCATACAATATCAAACAAGTCAAAGATAACAAGTACGTCATTGAGATGGCAGTTGCTGGTTTCACTAAGGCTGATATTGAGATTACTATGGAAGGTAACAAAATGGTTATCAAAGGTTCTGCCAAGGACGATGACGACCAAACTTACTTACATAAAGGAATCGCTAACCGTGCTTTTGAAAGAGCATTCACTCTTAAAGATACCATCGAAATCAAAGATGCCGAATTGGCAAATGGTATGTTAAAAGTCTGGTTAGAAAACATGGTAAAGGCTCAAGATGCTATCAAGAAAATCGGTATCAAAACTAGAGACTAATTGGTGGCCCGTTTCAGACGAGGAATGGGATAGATTAAACTATCCTGAAAAATTCAAAAACAAATGAAATACCTAATCAAAGGCATCACCTCGGAAGGTAAAACTTTTAGGCCAAGTGATTGGTCGGAAAGACTTTGTTCCGTGTTGTCCTATTGTACACCAGTTAAGAAGACCGTCTCCAATGCGCCAGGATACTCTCCATATGTCAAACCAGTCATGGTTGATGACATTAGATGTGTATTGGTAGACTCTAAACTGGTGGATGTAGAACCAAGAGCCTTGGATTTTGTATTGAATTTTGCCGAGGATAATGACTTAATTGTAATTGAGGATTACCAAAAAGTGGTAAACATCCGAGAATTCATGGTTGCCTAAAAACAACTTGTGGTGATTATCCTAAGGGGCCTCTTGACAGGCCCCTTTTTTTGTCTTATAATAGACTTTTATTATGGAGGAAACTGTGGTGATTCTAGACAAACATTTTGAAAAATTGAACAAACGAGCTTTTGATCCAGCAAACAAAGCGGATTTGGCGATCTTTAAAGAGTTCCTGGAGACTGGTCGTTGGGGTGCTAACGGATGTCCTTTCCTTTTAACTTGGCCTTACCTGACAATTCCTGATATGATTAAGGACAAGGTTACCAAACATGTACTCAAAGTTGAGGCTTGATGAAACCCAAGTTTATTCGTTATTACATGGACATTGCCAAGCGTACAGCTGAATTAAGTTCAGCTAAACGCCTACAGGTTGGTGCTATCATTGTTAAGAATGACCGTATTGTGTCGATTGGATACAATGGTACTCCATCCGGTTGGACCAATGTTTGTGAAGATGAAAACTATAAAACCAAAATTGAAGTTATTCACGCTGAGGCCAATGCAATTGCTAAGTTGGCAAGGTCTACGGAGTCTGGAGAAGGCGCTGTCATGTTTTTGACACACGCACCTTGTATGGATTGTGCTAAGCAGATATACACAGCTGGCATCCGTAAAGTGTTTTTTGACAGTCATTATCGTTCTACGGATGGAGTTGTGTTTCTCAACAACTGCAACCTGGAGGTAGAACAAGTAAATGAAACATTGGAAACAAATAGTCACTTACAGTAAGTATATGATTTGTCTAGTGATTTTTGTATGGAAGATGTGGAAAGAATACTTAAACAATAAATAGCAAGGAGTCATCATCGGGTCAACTAATTAAAGGAGATTAAATGAGATTAAAAGTAGTTAATTGTCCCGATAAAGATTTCAAACCTATTGTAGAAAGAGCAGCTTCTTTCTTTGCCAAAGAATTAATACCCAATACTAGAGTCCGTAACCATTGTTTTACCAAGATTAGATTCAATGCTAAGATTTTGGAATATGGTTATGCTAGTGTGGAAGACTATAACACAAGAAATCAACCAAGAGAATTTCTAATAGAGATTCATCCAGGTATTGGTGCCAGAGATATATTGTCAACCATAGCACATGAGATGGTTCACATTAAACAATATATTGATGGTGAGTTAAATGAAGAAATGTCTTACTGGAAAGGTAAGAGAGTAGATTCGGATAAAATGGAATATTGGTATTCACCATGGGAAGTAGACGCCAATGGATATGAAGTTGGTTTGATAACCAAGTTTGCCGTTGCTGAATGTCTTTGGGAAGTCTTAGATGGATTTAAAAATCCAGCAACTCCTATAGTTTCTATACCAATAAAATGGAAAAAGAGAAAATAAACGCCTATATACTAACATGAATAACATAAAACACTCCTTTAATCAGCCGATGTATCACACAGAGTCAATTTGTGCCGATACGCTGTGGCTCGTCAAAGGGGTTTGTACCTGTTAGAATATAAAAGTTAAAACAAAAGTACTACAAACCCCAGACCTAAAAGCTCTGGGGTTTTTTGTTGTCCGAATACAACACCAGTATTGACAAAGGTCATCGAACCATATACAATACACACTTGTTCTTTAAAAAATTAGATTGTATTTTACCCTCTTAGCCAAGCTGGTAAGGCATCGGATTTTGATTCCGACATGCGGTGGTTCGAGTCCATCAGGGGGTGCCATATAAAAACACATTTGCAACCACATGGGAGTGAGATATCCAAGGGGAGTGTGTTTCTATATGACAATGGAAGATAATGCAGCTGGGTAGGCCGGCGACCAGCCTTGAAAACTGGGTTCTGAGAAATCGGATGGGGTTCGACTCCTCTGTCTTCCGCCAATTAAAAGGAGTTTATTATGCCTAGTGTATTTCTTGTAAGTGACACACATTTTGGTCATCATGGAGTGTGTCGTTTCACTGGTAAAGATGGTGTTACAAAGCTTAGGCCATGGGACAATCCAGATGAGATGGATGAAGAAATGGTCAAGCGTTGGAACGAAAGAGTAAAGCCAACTGATAAAGTTTATCATCTTGGTGATGTGGTGATTAATCGTAAATCTCTTAATATTATGCGTAGGCTTAACGGAGACAAAGTTCTTATTAGAGGTAACCATGATATCTTTAGAGATAAAGAATACTATGAACACTTCAGAGAGCTCCGTGCTTATCATGTTATGAGAGGTATGATTCTTTCACACATTCCACTTCATACCGATAGTATTCAAAGATTTGGTACCAATATTCACGGTCATACCCATGATAGGCGTGTAATGATTGGTAATGAAATTGATATCAGATACCATTGTGTATGTGTGGAACAAACAGACTACACTCCTATTCTTTTTGAAGATGTTGTGAAACGTATTCAAGCAGAAGGTGGTGAAGTTGATTTCAGACAGCATGGAAATAGAGCCATGTAGGAGATTTGGCCGAGAGGTCTAAGGCAGCAGGTTGCTAACCTGTCGTATTGAGTAATCAGTACCGTGGGTTCGATTCCCACAGTCTCCGCCAGTTAAGGTTAGGTGCCAGAGAGGTCCAATGGAACAGTCTGCAAAACTGTAAAACCGTGGGTTCAAATCCCACCCTAACCTCCATTAATAGTTGACCGGAATAAAGTAATACTAAAGTATTAGGTTGCCATTTCAACCAGTTCTGTTACAATACATTTATCGGTTGAGAAATCAATTGATAAAAAAAGTGAAGTTGTAGAAATACAACAGGATGGTTGACAAATTATCCCAATCTGGTATAATAGAGTCTTGTTCAGTTAATTAAGGAGAAAAATTTTGGAATGTTTAAAATGTAGATTTTGGCACTGGCCAACAAATTACACAAAAGGTGCTCCATGTGATCCTAAATTCATTCCAGTTCCCGTAAAAACGGAATAGAAAACAAAAAAAGAGTGTTGTCATCGTACAACACTCTGGTTGACAAAGGTAATTACCTATGTTATAATTGTTCTTTAAATTGTAAGTTGCTCGGTTCGTCTATCGGTTAGGACACCGCCCTTTCACGGCAGTAAGACCAGTTCGATTCTGGTACCGAGTACCATACTAAAATACATTAGGTTACCAACTCTAGTAGGTGACTTTTTAGGTTGAAATGCGGGCCGCTGCATACCTTTAAAGTTACATGAAGCCTTCCGATGGTGCTAGAATCAGTTGAAGTG